GCCATATGTGAAGAAATTTTGTGATAGTAACAGTATCAAATACACAATAGACGAAGGAGTAGAAAATGACAAATATTTGGATGGTAAGAGTGCTGGAGGATTTATCAAAAGTCTCAAACCCAAATCGCAAGGTAAAAGCCTCAAAGTTCGAGACTATCAAATTCAGGCTGTTGCACACGCCATTGCCTGTGATAGGGCTCTTCTTGTTAGTCCTACTGCTAGCGGCAAATCACTTATAATATATGCTCTGGTACGTTATTACCAGATGATGGGATTGAAGACTCTGATACTTGTTCCTACTACATCACTTGTAGAACAAATGTATACAGACTTTGAAGACTATGGATGGAGCCCTGGCACATACTGCCAGAAGGTTTATCAAGGGTTTACAACTAAGATAGAAAAGGATGTAGTAATATCTACATGGCAATCCTTGTATAAGATGCCACGTAAGTATTTCGATAACTTTGGGTGTGTAATCGGTGATGAGGCCCATATGTTTAAGGCAAAATCCTTAACTGGTATTATGACTAAGATGCACCAATGTAAGTATAGATTCGGTCTTACAGGGACGCTAGACGGGTCACAGACGCATCAACTAGTACTAGAGGGACTATTTGGTGTGGCCGAAAAAGTTATCACCACAAAAGAACTAATGGACAAAAAAACACTTGCTCAGATGAAAATCAAGTGCATTGTTTTGAGGCACAAGAATATACGGGAGAAAATGACCTATGCAGAAGAACTTGACTATTTGGTTTCCAACGAAAAACGAAATGATTTCTTGGTTAATCTATTACGGCATCTTGATGGTAATACTCTTTGTCTCTTCCAGCTTGTAGAGAAACACGGTAAAATATTGAATGAGAAAATGAAAGGAAGTGAAAATGTATATTTCGTATATGGTGGAACAGATACTAGTGAGAGGGAAAAGATTCGTGGATTGGTTGAGACACACAGCAAGTCAACCACCATCGCTTCCTTTGGTGTTTTTAGCACTGGTATTAACATCCGTAATATTAATAACATCGTGCTCGCCAGTCCCAGCAAGTCGAAGATTCGAGTCTTGCAGTCAATCGGGAGAGGCTTGCGTACATCATCAAGTAAGGATTCGGTTCTAGTATTTGATATAGCTGATGATGTATCATTCAACGATAGAAGGAACTTCACACTTAACCACTTTACAGAACGACTAAATATATACAACGAAGAGAACTTTGATTACGAATTAAGTAAGGTAAAATTATGAAAATGGGTTTAGGAGGTTAAAATGAACACCATGTTCGAAAACATCCGTACAGACTTTAAGTTAGTGAAACTGGTTAATGGCGAAGATATCATCTGTACTATACGAGACGGCAATCCGAATACCACGGGCGGCCGAATAGAAGTTGTGCATCCTTTAAAAATGCATATACTCCCACGAATGACAAACAAAGGCACTTATGGTGAATCTTTGAATTTGAGCCACTGGGTACATCCATATACAGAAACTAGATCATTTCATATACCGAACAGCAGTATCTTGTTAGTTGCTGAGGTTTCGCCTGGACTTTCCAAATATTATGAATACGTCCTAAAACAAATTGATCGTGAAGATAGTCTAGATGATTTTACCAATGATGAGATTTATGAGGACTTGCTATCCCAAATGGACACTGATCCAGATGCTTCTGTACACTAAGCTTAAAGCATTCCATAAACCCCAGCATAGTTAATATAACAAGAAAAGAGCACTATGTCAAGGGACTTTTTAAAATAAAAATGAAGTACAAAAGGAACTTGACTTCCTTCTTACATGCTGTTATAATCTATAAAGAATCAAGAGAGAAAAAGGATTTATTTAAATGGCTAAACCTAGTAAGGCCTCGACAAAACCACATTATGTGAATAACAAAGAATTCCTCGGCGCTATGGTGGAATGGAATACCAAGTTTGATCGTAACAACAAAGAGGATATTCCACCACCCGTTACCAACTATATAGCTGAGTGTTTCCTAAAGATTGCGACTCATTTAAGTTATAAACCTAACTTTATCAATTACACATACAGGGATGATATGATATCCGATGGCATCGAAAACTGTCTTCAATACGTTAAGAACTTCGATCCAGAGAAATCGTCGAACCCTTTCGCATACTTTACACAAATCATCTACTACGCCTTCATCCGTAGAATCCAAAAAGAGAAAAAACAAAGTCATGTCAAACATCGAATTATCGAAAAACAAGACTATGTAGCTTGGACTACTATGGAAGGCGATCAGACATCATATCACGTTAGTGGGTTTGATCCTAATATTATGGTTCCAGATGAACCTGTGTATAAGACTAAGAAATCTGAGCCCAAACCTAAGAAGGGCCTTGAGAATTTTATGGAAGATGAGAATATTGATGCTGTTGTCATACGAGGTATCGATTGAAGATAGCAATAATAACAGATACCCATTTTGGAGCTAGAAACGATAATCAATATTTCAATGATTACTTTTTCAAATTTTATGAAAATGTGTTCTTTCCTTATCTAGTAGAGAATAATATCACCACCTGTATTCATATGGGTGACGTTATGGACAGGCGTAAGTATGTCTCATATAAGATAGCAACTGATTTTCGTAAGAGATTCCTCCAGCGTTTTGTAGAACTTAAAATAGACCTTCATATGATTATTGGTAATCATGACACGTATTATAAGAATACGAGTGAAGTTAATTCTATGGAAGAGCTAGGAAACGTGGGTACTGTTTATACAAGGCCTGAACTTATTACACTTGATGGTCATGATATTTTACTGATGCCTTGGATCAATGCGAATAACTATGAAGAATCTATGGAACACCTAAACCACACTAATGCAGATGTACTAATGGGTCATCTGGAGATTAATGGTTTTGCTATGAACGCTAACAATATGGTTACGCATGATGGGTGGGATAAGAAATTCTTTAAGAGATTTGAAGCAGTATTCAGTGGCCACTTTCATCACAAATCAGATGACGGCCAAATCTATTATCTTGGTACTCCATATGAAATTTACTGGAATGATTGGAACGACAAGAAGGGCTTCCATATCTATGATACCAATACTAGAGAATTAGAACGTATTGTTAATCCATATACAATCTATGAAAAGATTTATTATGATGACACTACAGAAGACTATAGTAAGCATGATGTATCAAAATATGAAGAGAAATATGTTAAGTTGATTGTAGTGAATAAAAAAGACCTTTATGAGTTTGATAAGTTTTCAGATCGACTGCTGAAATCAGATTGCCATGAAGTTAAGATTATAGAGGATTTCTCTGATTTTGATGCTTCTAATGTATCAGATGATATTGTGGAAAACTCTGGCGATACTATAACTCTGTTAGACAAGTATATTGATGAGCTAACAGTTGACTTAGATAAGGACAGGCTGAAGAGTACAATGAAGAAGTTGTACATAGAGGCCTCTGATTTGGATGTTTGATAAGACTAAACCTTTTGATATAAATTGGGAATTAAATAATATCTGCAACCTCTTCTGCCCCCAATGTGGTAGGAATGAAATTGTGGATGGTAAGATTCAATGGCGAGATTTGCCTTCTGGTGCCCGTGTTGCTGGATTGAATACTGTTGATAATTCTCTAGAGACTTTTAAGACTGTGTATCGAAACATTGGCCATCCTGTACGTACAATACGATTTCAAGGACATTTGTCTGAGAATGTTTTGAGCAAGGATTTCCTAGAGATATGTCAATGGATATACGATGAAACAGATTCGTACATTCATATCAGTACACACGGGTCAGCAAACACGCCAGATTGGTGGAGACGCTTAGGTAGCATCTTCAGTGATATGGGTGACGATGCTAAGGTATTCTTTTCATTGGATGGGTCAGAACAGGACACCCTAGAGAACTATAGAGTAGGTGCCAACTTTAATAAGATTATTGATAACGCAAGGGCGTTTATTGAAGGTGGGGGTTACGCTGTTTGGAGAATGATTATCTTTAAACACAATCAACATCAAGTAGATGATGCCCGTGCTATGTCGCACCTACTAGGATTTAAGAATTTTGTTTCTGTACACACACAGAGACGCCATGCTATGAACGAACGATGGACTTATAAGGGACAGGATTATATACTGGAAAACCAAGATATCTCAGATGAATGGAATGATGCTGTAGATAATAATGGTCAGTATGGGGAAATCCAATGCAAAGCAGTAGATGAGAATCAATTTTACATAGATCACTACAATAGGGTTTGGGCATGTTATTATATTCCAAACATACATAAGTTGGCCCAGGAGGCTAATTGGTATGGTGAATATATGCAAAAGAAGGCCTCTCTGCTTGATACAACATTAGATGATATTTTAGAAGATGAATTTTATGAACGATTAACCAGTTCGTGGCACAGGGAGTCTACCTGTCTATCAATGTGTAGAAAGCATTGTTCTAAGGAACATGGCGTTAGTAGGGGGTTTGCTTATGACCGATCAGAACACCCAGAAAATTATAGTGGTCAGTCTATACAGAAAGTTGAGGATTATATATGAAATTATTAATTATGGGGTTGCCTGGATCAGGCAAGACTTGGTTAGGGGAAAGACTAGGCAAGCACTTCCACATTCCATATTGGGATGCTGATGAAGTTAGGAAGATTTATAGTAACTGGAATTTTGACCAAAAGGGTAGAGAACAACAGTCTTTACGTATGAGGCAACTTGCCGAGATAGATGAAGTAAGTATAAGTGGTTTTGTGTGCCCTCTGCCGGGCTATAGAACATTCTTTATGGCAGATAAAACAATTTGGATGGATACTATTGATAAGTCAGAATATGAAGATACCAATAAGTTATTCATACCACCACACAAATATGATTTGAGGATTACAAAATGGATAGACGAAGACCAACTGTACAAATGCTTGGAAGATTTCAGCCCTGGCACGATGGACACACAGAACTTTTTAAACGAGCTCATAGAAAAACTGGTCAAGTTGCAATCTTGATTCGTGACACTAATGAAGGTTATCATGAAAGAGATCATATGATTGGAAAACTTCAAGCGGCTGGTTTCAGTATGTGGAAAGACTACGAAATTATTGATGTTCCTAATATTGTAGATATTATGTATGGCCGAGGTGTAGGTTATACGTTTACAGAAGAACGCCTTGACAAAGAGATTGAAGATATTTCTGCTACTAAGATTAGAGAAAAACTTAATCCAGTAAAAGGACACCCGATTTGATCCATTTTAAATATGTGAGGTGGAAGAACTTTCTATCGACTGGCAATAATTTTACTGAGATTCAGTTAGATAGAAATTCTACTACATTGATTATAGGTGAGAATGGAGCTGGAAAGTCTACAGTTCTGGATGCCCTTTGCTTTGGTTTATTTGGTAAGGCGTTTAGAACTATCAGCAAATCTCAATTAGTCAATTCTGTTAATAACGGTGGCTGTGAAGTTGAAGTAGAATTTATAATAGGGTCTAAGGAGATCAAGGTTATACGTCATATTAAACCAAACAGGTTTGAGATTTATATCAATGGTAAGATGTACAATCAAGATGCTAATGTAAGAGATTATCAGAAGTATCTTGAGCAACAGATTCTAAAGTTGAACTACCGTAGTTTTACACAGGTGGCTATTCTTGGTAGTGCTACATTTGTGCCCTTTATGCAGTTATCGACAAAGCACCGTAGAGAGGTTGTTGAGGAGATACTTGACATCCAGATATTCTCTATTATGAATTTGTTGTTGAAGGTTAAACTTAAAGACATTGCAGAAACGCAGAAGGAAAACACATATCAGAATGATGTTATCTCTGAAAAGATTGGCTTACACGAACGCTACATTCAAGATGTTAAGGCGAATAAGCAAACCTTAATTGCAGAGAAGAATAGTCTACTTTCTGGTAATGAGGAAGAGATATTCAAGAAGAACAAAAGAGTAGATAGCTACGTACAAGTAAAATATGATCTTTTGGAAGAAATATCTGATACAGATCAAATAAAGGCTAAGTATACAAAACTTAAAGACTTGAAGAGTACTCTAAAGGAAAAGCATAGATCACATTCTAAGGATGTAGATTTCTTTGTTAACAATGAAGATTGCCCTACATGTGAACAGCACATAGATGAAACTTTCAAAAAGACTATGATAGAGGTAAAGTCCAAAGATGTTAATAAGTTTTCTGAGGCGCTTGGTCAAATGGAAAAGGCTCTAGAAACTGCAAAGAAACGCCAATCTGATATCAAAGAAGTCGCAGATAAGATTCGTGAGTTTGAGGTTGAATGTGCTAAAGAAACCAGTTCTATATTACAACTGGAGAAATTTAATGCCACTCTTAAAGTAGAACTTGAGGGTTTAAATTCTGGCCAGAAGGATCAAGTTGATTATGAGAAACTTGGAGAGTTAAGAGTTCAGTTACTTTCAGCAGAAGATCAGAAGAAGAAGTTAAGAGAAGATCAGACATATGGGGAAGCGGTACG